GATACCGCTGGTATCTACGCAGGTGAGCTCGGAACCTACGAAGGCGTTGCTTTCGTTGAGTCTCCACGCCTACCAAACTCACAGGCTGGAGCAGGTGCTGGTGCAGCACAGGCTCGTGTGTACTCAACCTTCATCATGGGTCAACAGGCTCTTGCAGAAGCAGTTGCAGAAGAACCACACACAGTTATCGGTCCAGTTACAGACAAGTTGATGCGTCTCCGCCCAATCGGCTGGTACGGCGTCCTTGGATGGAACCGTTACCGTTCAGAAGCTCTATGGCGTATCGAAACAGCATCGTCTGTTCGTCCGACCGTTTAGTTAATTAACTGACTGCTGGGCAGGGGAAACCCTGCCTAGTGGTGAGTTCATTAAAGGAGAACTATGGCTTTCTACTTCACACCACCAACAGTATCTGAAGGTCCTGCAGGAGACAACGTACTGCACTACAGATACAAGTTGGAACGTGGCATAACTGTAATAAAGGAGAACGGTGTCTATCGTCAAGAGCGCTTTCCGTATGCTGAAGATTTGGCTAATGCTGATTTGTATTACTTGGGCGGTCACCGTTATGAGATATCAGCTGCAGAAAAAGTATCACTAGAAGCAGCGGGGTACACAGTAGAAACTGTATAGGGGGAACATGTTACACAGAAGTACACATCCTACAGATGTAGAAGGTTGCTTTGGATGCAAGATCCTAGGCATAAGCCTTAACGCAGGAGAAGCATCAACCAGAACCAGTATGTCCACCAAGAAGTGGGATGCTGAGTTGCAGGCCTATAGAGATGCTAGAGCACAAGGAATTCAACCGTCATCAACTCGTATGCGAGACATACAGACTGCGGTTGAGGTAAGCAATAGAGCAGGCAAAGCGTTCAAAGCGGACGACTCAACAGGAGGATTACTTTAATGCCAATGGTTAGCGGAAAGAAATTCCCTTACACAGCTAAGGGTAAGAAGGCAGCCAAGATGTATGCAAAGGCTGAAAAGATGGAAGAAAAGGCTATGTCTATGAAAGCCATGAAAGCCAAGAAGAAAGCAGTTGCCAAGAAGAAGGGCAAGAAATAATGGCAATGGAAAAGAAGATTAAGAAAATCACCGGATCAGCAAGTTCATCTGCTGCAGGAAAACCTGTAAACATGGGTGGCCGTGATTCTTTCTATAACACTAAGAATTACGCAGCAACCAACAAAGCAGCATCTACTGTAGGTAAGTTGACTGGTCAGCAAAAAGCTGAGCGTGGTCGTACTGCTATGCGTGAGATTGCAAAGATGAATCCATTGGATAAGTCAATTGTTCTAAAGAAGCCAATGAAGAGCCAGAACAAGAATCCAGGGAAGTACGTTCGATAATGTCATCTGGACAATATAAGACCCATCGTGGTTTTAACTCTGTCCAGATTAAGGACGGGAAAGTAGTTCGTCTGAATAAGAACGGAACTATCAGAGCAGTACTAGGAAGGTACGGTGAATATGGCAAGCAAGAGAGATCCAAGACTCGCTAGAGCTGGAGTATCTGGTTTCAACAAGCCTAAACGTACTCCTAGCCACCCTAAGAAGTCCCACGTGGTTGTGGCTAAACAGGGAAGTCAAGTAAAGACAATCCGCTTTGGAGAACAAGGCGCCAGCACTGCTGGTAAGCCTAAGGCTGGGGAGTCACAAAGAATGAAGATGAAGCGTAAGAGTTTCAAAGCGCGTCATCGTAGAAATATCGCAAAAGGGAAGATGAGTGCTGCGTACTGGGCAGATAGGGTGAAGTGGTAATGAAAGCCAAGAAACTTACTGTTGCTCAAAAGTATCGCCAACTCAAAAAACAAACAGAATCTGCTGGTATGACAATTACTGAAAAGAATGGCAAATTGATCGTATCCCGCAAAAAGAAAAAATAGGAGAACAAATGCCATACAAACCAGTAGCAAAGAAGAAAGCAACCGCACCTAAGGGTGGCGGTAAGGCTGCAACAGGAGAAAAACTTTACACTCCTGTAAGCCAAGCAACAATCAACAAAATTAAGAAGATGGGTATGACCAAGGCACTCGCTGCTGCAGGTAAAACTCCAAAGGGTGCTCGTGCTGAGTTCATCCAAGGTGTGACCCGTATGTACGGAGCAAAGCGTGTTGCTGCTGCTCGTACAAAGGCTGCTCCTGCTGCTAAGTCAGCAGATGCTGCTCGTGCCGCTTACGCTAACAAGCCTGCTGTAAAGAAGGCTGCTGTTAAGAAAGCTGCTCCTGCAAAGAAGTACACATCTAAGTCACCTAAGCCAATGAATCCAAAGGGTCTTTTCCCTGGACTTCTAGGTGGCAAGAAGTAACAATGTCATATACCAAACCAGGTCTACGCGACTCTATTAAAAGACGAGTTCTTGCTGGTTCAAAAGGCGGTAGACCTGGACAATGGTCAGCGCGTAAAGCGCAACTTGTAGCACAGCAGTACAAGAAGGCTGGTGGTGGCTACACAGGTAGTAAATCCAGCAAACAAAGATCTTTATCTAAATGGACTAAAGAAGAGTGGGGAACCAAGTCTGGTAAACCTAGCACTCAAGGTTCTAAAGCAACTGGAGAGCGTTACTTGCCTAAGAAGGCACGTCAGGCTCTAAGCAAGAAAGAGTATGCGGCTACTTCTGCTAAGAAGCGTCGTGATACCAAGTCTGGTAGACAGTTCTCCAAGCAACCTAAATCAATTGCTCGAAAGACAGCGAGGTATAGATAATGGCAGTCGGAAATACAGGTTCCCCGTTTAGTGCTGAACTAAATCGACTTGCTAATGGTGGTACTTATAGAACTCCACTCAATGTTGTGGGAGATAACCTTGCGGCTAATGAATGGGCTGGTACAACTGGCCAAAGCATCCAAGGTGCGCTTAATCGTAAAGATGGACGCACGGATCCCAAAACCTTCCTTGACATCCAAGGTATTTGTAATGTGCTAGCAGGAACCGATGGTCTTGCTGCTCCCGAAGCTCTGAGAAGGATATCGTCCTAATGACATCAACCCTTGCCAATTTGGTAGATGAAGTTCTCCTAAATCTTAATGGCTATACGATGCGACAAGATCGCACCACTCACCTTACTGCCGACATTAACTCCTCAGCTCTAGTCTTGAGCCTGGGTAGCGTGTCCAATATCGGCAAGGGTGTTGTCGAAATCGACGATGAAATGATCTGGCTGGATAGTTATGACCGCGTGTCGAGCACAGCAACTGCAGCCCCATACGGTCGTGGCTATCAAGGTACAACTGCTGCCAGCCACACCACTAACACGAAGGTAACCATCTCCCCTACCTTCCCTAGACTTTCTATCAAGCGTGCTATCAATGACACCATCAGAGCGGTCTTCCCTCAGCTTTATGGCGTAGATAGAACAACCTTTAGTCTTACTGCCACCCAGTCCACATACAGCCTCCCAGCGGCCGTAGACGAGGTTTTAGGGGTATCCTGGGACACTCCTGGCCCCACAGGAGAGTGGAAGCCTGTAAGACAATGGCGCCACGACAAAATGGCTAACGCAACAAGTTATGCCTCTGGTCAGACCATATCGGTATATGACCGTATTACCCCAGGTCGTACCGTACAGGTAACCTACAGCAAAGAACCTACGGTTCTTGCTAACAACAACGATGTCTTTGAGACAGTAACTGGACTTTCCTCATCTACCAAGGATGTAATCGTCTATGGCGCTTCTTACCGCCTAGCATCCTTCATCGATCCAGGTCGTCTCACATTTACATCTGCAGAAGCAGACCAAGCCGATACCAAACTTCAGTATGGATCTGGCTCAAACGCTGCTCGCTTTATGCTCGCACTTTACCAGCAACGCCTAACAGAAGAAGCAGGCAAGCTGCGTGACCAATTCCCAGTCCGAATCCACTACACGAGGTACTAATGACAATACGTAAATATCTCTCTACATCTCAGGAGACCACGCTTACATCAGCGATGAACTCCTCTCAGACAACGATGGTTGTCAACTCTGCAGCGGGTTTGCTTGGTAGCATCACCCCAGCAGCAGGTGAAACTTTCACCATTGTCATCGACCCAGATACCTCGCTCGAAGAAATTGTCGATGTAATTGCTCCCTCTAATCCAGGTAGCAACACACTAACAGTTGTTCGTAACATTGATGGAACCGCAGCGATTGCCCACTCTGCTGGTGCCAAGGTTCGTCACATGGCTATTGGCCGTGACTTCCGTGAGGCTAATACTCACCAAGAAGGTAATCTGACAGCACACGCTGCTACAACTTCTGCTCAACTAGCCAGCGTAATCTCTGATGAAACCGGTACTGGCTCACTAGTCTTCAACACAAACCCTACGATTGTTACCCCAACAATTGCCAGCTTTACCAATGCGAACCACAACCACACTAATAGTGCTGGTGGTGGAACCCTTACCTCTTCTGCTATCTCAGATTTTACTGAGGCAGCCCAAGATGCTGTCGGAGATATGTTCTCTGGCAACACAGAGTCAGGCATTTCAGTCACTTACGACGATGCCACAGGTAAGGTTAATTTTGACGTAAACGATCCAGTTATCTCGATTGATGGAGATATTTCTGGTTCGGCTACGATGACTAACCTCGGCAACGTAACCATCAACACAGGTATTACTGCTGGCGTTATCGTGAATGCGGACATTTCGGGCGTAGCCAATATTGCTGCTTCTAAGATCGCAGGTACTGCTATTACTGCCGCTGACACAGGCACAGTAACCTCAACGATGATTGCTGATGGAACTATCGTCAATGCTGATGTAAATGCTTCTGCTGCTATTGCTAAGTCTAAACTAGACCTAGGCGGTCAGATTACTTCTGCTGACTTAGTAGATGGAACTATCGTTAACGCAGATATCAATGCTGCTGCAGCAATTGCTTTAAGCAAGTTAGCAACAGATCCACTAGCCCGTGCTAACCACACAGGCACTCAGACAGCCTCAACTATCTCTGACTTTGATACACAGGTGCGCACCAACCGTCTAGACCAGATGGCTGCTCCTACCGCTAGCGTATCTTTGAATAGCCAGAAGATCACCAACCTTGCTACCCCAACCAGCAGCGGTGATGCTGTAAGTCTCGGGTACTTAACTGGTCAAAAAGGCGTAGCCAATGGTATTGCTGAACTTGATGGTAACGGACTAGTCCCAACCCACCACCTCCCAGCACTTGCAATCTCTGAAACATTTGTGGTAGCATCTCAAGCAGCTATGCTTGCACTTACTGCTCAGATCGGTGATGTTGCCGTACGTACAGATGTTAACAAATCTTTTATTCTTACAGCAACTCCAGCATCAACTTTAGGTAACTGGCAGGAACTTCTTACTCCAACAGATGCAGTTCTTTCTGTAGATGGTAGCACCGGAGCGGTAAGCCTATCTGGAACTTACCTTAATCGCACAACTGGTCAGTTACTAGGAAACCTAGATGCTAATACCTTCAAGGTAACAAATCTTGGAACTCCTACAAGTGCTAATGATGCTGCTACTAAGACCTATGTAGATGCTGTTGCTGGTTCTGCTACTGCTGCTGCTGCTTCTGCAGCCGCTGCAGCCACAACTTATGACAACTTTGATGATAGATACCTAGGTGCTAAGTCAACTCCTCCAACATTAGACAATGATGGTAACGCACTTATTACTGGTGCTCTATATTGGAACTCAGTAGATAATGCTATGTATGCTTGGTCAGGATCTGCTTGGGGTTCAATCTCCTCAACTGCAGCAATCTACCGCTATCGCTACACAGCAACTGGTGGAGAAACTTCAAAGTCTGGTGTGGATGACAACGGGTTAACTCTTAGTTACTTAGCTGGTAAAGAGCAGGTATACCTCAATGGCGTACTCCTTGCTCGTACATCTGACTATAACGCTACAACAGGTACAAGTATTACTGGACTTGCTGCTCTTGCTGCTGGAGATATTCTTGAGATTATTACCTTTACAGCATTTGATCTTGCCACAGCAATTCCTAACACAGCATTTGACGCAAAAGGTGACCTTTTGGTTGCCAGCGCAGCAGATACTGTTGGCAAGCTTTCAGTAGGTACTAATGGTCAATACCTCCAAGCAGACTCAACTCAAGCACTTGGAGTTAAGTGGGCAACAGTAGATGCCCTACCAAGCCAGACTGGAAACACAGGAAAATATTTGACTACGAACGGAACAACCGCTTCGTGGGCAGCAATCGTAACCGATCCAACACCGTCAGTATTCATGCTGATGGGCGCTTAAAGGAGAAATAACTAAATGGCTAAAAAAGTCCTTGGGCAATCAAACCCATCTGCGACAACACTCACAACCCTGTACACAGTACCAGCATCTAAGGAAGCAGTAGTATCGTCTATCTCTATTGCTAACCTAACTGCTACTGCTGCTACATTCCGTATTGCGATACGCCCTGCTGGAGCATCCATTACCAATGCACATTACCTTGGATATGATATTACAGTAGGCGCATCGGATACAACGATTATCACTGTAGGTATTACTTTAGCAACAACAGATGTAATCTCAGTATATGCATCAACAGCAAACTTAGTATTCCAAGCATTTGGAGATGAGGCTAGCGTCTAATGTCAGTTAGAAGTCTAAAAACTGGAGTAATTGGAACAAGCCTTCTTGTGGGAAATCCATTTTACGACCCAAGCATCACTACTGATTTATTGATTATTGCTGGCGGTGGAAGCGGTTGTGATCTAAACGGTGGCGGTGCTGGTGGTGTACTAAATCTTACTAGCCAAAAACTAAACCTTGGAACAACATATACAGTTACTGTTGGCGCAGGTGGCGCAGCAGTAAATGTTGGCTCTAGCGGAGGTATTAGTGGTAACAATGGAAGTAACTCAGTATTTGGAGCCTTGACTGCTGCAGTTGGCGGTGGTCGAGGTGCTACTTGGGGAACCAACAACCCATCTGGAGGTTCGGGTGGTGGTGTCGCAACACTTGTTGGAACTCGCGGTCTTGGTACTGCAGGACAAGGTAATGACGGTGGTTACTCTACAAATACTGGCGATGCTCGCGCTGGTGCTGGTGGCGGTGGAGCAAATGCTGTAGGTGGAAACTGTACACAGTTGTCTTATGCCTGCGGTGCTGGTGGTTCAGGAACTCTTAGTTACTCAACTTGGGCAAGCGCAACATCAACAGGAGCAAGCGGCTACTACGGCGGAGGTGGTGGCGGTGGTGCAGACGATGTTGCTGGATGTCCATCACAAGGCGGTGGACTTGGCGGTGGCGGTACTGGCGGTGGCGGGACTGGAAATGGAAATGCTGGCGCAGGAACTGCAAATACTGGAGGCGGAGGCGGAGGAATTGGCGTTCGTCGTGGAAATGGATTATCAGGAGCTGGCGGTAGCGGTTTAGTAATCCTACGCACATCTGGAACATATACAGCATCATCAACAACTGGTTCACCAACTCGCGTAGTAAGCGGTGGATACACCTATTACACTTGGACTGGCTCAGGAAGCATTACTATTTAAGGAGAGCAATGGCACACTTTGCACAACTAGATGAAAATAATGTCGTTACTCAAGTTATAGTTGTTAATAACAATGAACTGCTTGTTGATGGCGTAGAGTCAGAAGACAAGGGTATTGCTTTTTGCCAGTCATTATTTGGTGGCAACTGGAAACAGACTTCCTACAACGGAGCTATTCGCAAGAACTATGCTGGCATTGGATATACTTATGATCCAACTAATGACTGGTTCTATGCCCCTCAACCATATCCTTCGTGGATACTAGATGCTGATGCTAAATGGCAGCCACCAGTACCACGACCAATTGATAGCAAGATTTACTTTTGGAATGAAGAAACTCTATCTTGGGATGAGGTAGTAGCCTAATGGCTGTAGTCAGCATAAAGAATAAACTACGCAGGGGTAATCTGCTGGTAGGTAATGAGGCATTCATACCTACTGACTTTGAGTCTATTGCTACTGTAAGTCTTACAGGAACACAAACAACAATTACATTTTCTGGAATTCCTGCAACTTACGCACAACTCCAAGTGCGGTATATAGCCGCATCTACTCGTTCTACCTATGGCTTTGACCAATTGTTTATGCGCTTTAATAGCGACACAGGTTCTAACTATGCTTCTCATCAACTCATAGGTAGCGGAAGTAGTGCAACCGCCGCCGCTCAAACTAGCGCAACGCTTATTACAGTTGGAGACAGAAATATAGGTGCAGCGATGCCTAGCACTTTTGGCGGTGGAGTGATTGATATTTTAGATTATGCGAATACTTCAAAATATAAAACGGCGAGATGCTTGACGGGAATTGACAATAACGGAACATATGACGGCAGTTTTTATCCTTACATAAATTTTTCATCTGGCTTGTGGCAATCTACAAACGCAATAACAAGCATTTCTTTTACTGCACAAAACGGCGATTTCAAAGCCAATTCCCACTTCGCCCTATACGGAATAAAGGTGGCTTCATAATGGCTATTACGTATGAACCAATAGCAACAACAACAACGACAAGCGCTTCACCTGCAATTACTTTTTCAGGCATTAGTCAAAATTACACCGACCTAGTTTTGGTTGTTTCAATACGAGCAAATTCAACTCCTACTTCTTTTGGAACAGGTATTCGTTTTAATAGCGATACAGGTAGTAATTATTCAAGAACGGTTTTGTATGGCGCTGGTGCTGCAGGAGTCTCTTTTAGAGACACAAACCAAACTCGCATATTTTATTCTGCTGGCAGTACATCAGCAAATCGTTTTAATCTTATTCGTTTGAACATTCAAAACTACTCAAATACAACAACCTATAAAACAGTTATTGGAAGAAATGATGATAACTCAGATGTTACAAGTATGAGTGCTGCTTTGTGGCGCAACACTAACGCAATCACTTCTGTGACAATAACTCCGTATGATGACAATTCTACTGGGTTTGCCACAGGTTCAACCTTTACCATTTACGGTATAAAGGCAGCGTGACATAATGCCAACAACATATAAAGCAATAGCGACTGTAACCGTAGGTAGTGGTGGAGGCAGTGTAGTCTTTACAAACATACCTCAGACATATACTGATTTAGTATTATACATATCTGGTAGAACAGATTGGACTACAGATACTAATGACCAAGTTAGAATTTACTTAAACGGCAATACGAGTAACTATTCCCACAAACTGTTACTTGGTACTGGCTCAGCAACTGATGGAGATGGAACTCAAAATACAGCACCAGGTGTAAATGCTCAAACACAGACTAACGCTATGACAGCAAATACATTTAGCAACGATTATATTTATATTCCAAACTATACATCAGCAGAACACAAAACAGTCGGTCACGACCATACCACAGAAAATAATGCAACACTTTCTTATATTACTTTAGGTGCAACTGTATGGGCTAATACTAGCGCAGTAACATCTATAACTGTTGGAACATTTCGTGGCGCTGACTGGAGACAGTACTCATCAGCAACTTTGTACGGTATCAAGAACTCATAGGAAAGGAAAACAATGCCAACCAAACTCGTAGTTGATTGCTCCACAGGAGTTACTACTGAAGTAGAACTTACTGCCGAGGAAATCGCACAGATGGAAGCAGATGCAGCAGCATACGCTGAGCAGAAGGCTCAAGAAGAAGCAGCAGCACAAGCCAAGGCAGAAGCCAAGGCAGCAGCAGAAGCCAAACTTGCAGCACTCGGCTTGACTGCAGATGAAATCGCAGCACTAGGTAAGTAAAGGAAACCAATGACAAAAGCAAGAGACATAGCAAGCGCCGCACCAGCCCCGTCCACGGTGAGTGCTACCGAAATTGGTTATTTGGACGGGGTAAGTTCAGCTATCCAAACTCAGATCGACGATAAGATAGCCAAGACACTTACAACTACTACAGGCGACATCATTTATGCGTCTAGTGCCAACACTCCAGCTCGTTTAGGAATTGGATCAACCGGTCAAGTATTGACTGTATCTGGCGGAGTTCCCTCTTGGGCTACTGCTGCTAGTGGTTCTACATTTTCTGGCTGCTCTCTTTATGGAACTGACCCAGGAAACTTTGAGATTTCTGCAGGTGCAAGCAATTTGATTACTTGGAATCAAGAACTTTTTGATACTTCTGGATACCACAGTACTTCAAGCAATACAGACAGAATAACAATTCCATCAGGTAAAGCAGGATATTATTTAATAAATGCCGCTATACAATGGGATGATGATAATGCTGTTGCAACTTGCGGAATTCGCGTTTATCTAAATGGTACTGAAATCGCTCGTAGATTCTTTTTAAGATCAGATAACGGTGGCAGGACTGCATCAGATGTTCAGGTAACACGAAATCTTGCTGTTAACGATTACTTACAAGTTTATGCTTATACAGAAACAGCACAGGGCGCATATCACTATTCTCCTGATGCAAGATTTGAAGTAATACTACTAGGAACTTGATAAGGATAATATATGATATTTGATAAACCACAAAACCTAAATTGTAATCAATTAGCCACAGAACTTGAAGCAGCCGGAATACAAGTTACTGGATTAGTGCGCAACCCAAGAGGAATCATTATCATTGATGATCGTTTCTTTGTAGAAAAAAACAAACTTCGATTTGGCTTTGAAGTTCCTGAAAATAAAGTTGAAATTGTAAAACAAATAGTTCAATCTCATAACGCTGTATAAACATTAAGGAGCTAAGGTGACGTTTACCCCTGATATTACCGAGAATATCCCCCTTAATGTCGGTAATCCAGCATCTTCTGGTCTATGGACCAACAACGCTGAGGACTACGATGTAGCCATCGGTGGTGTGCCGTTCTTCATGGCTCCTACTGATTCTAACCCCTACCAAAGAGAAACTGCCCCTTATCGTAAGGATCAGTTTGATAACTCTCGTGAACCTGGCGAGCAGTCTCTTACAGGTTGGTGGATCCGTAGCCAGTCATCATTCCATGGTGGCTCCGGTATCAAGTTCTATGACCCATCTTCGGGTGAGTCTACAGGCTACAGATTCTTTGATAGCCAAGGTGTTAATGTGTGGACTAAGGGACAGGTAACACTACTCAATGATGTGATTGAGAACCATAACACCACAGGCGCTATTGACTCTAATGGTGATCCTCGTCAGCACCTCAGATCCATACGCTATGGAACTACAGATGCCGTTCTCTTACACGATGATTACGATGTAGATAAAATCGACAGCGCTGGTAACTTAACGCATTTTATTGATTACAATGCTGGAGTTAATGACAAGGTATTTGCTATCTGTGATGATGGCTATTACGCCTACTGGGTAACTAACGATACTGGTGGTGGTGCTGGAAAACTACGCTTCTATAAGAAGCTTCTTACTGGAGTATCCGGTGCTGGAGATGTACTTATGTTCTCATCTCCTAGCATTACAGTAACTAACGCAACAATGGAATTTGTTAAAGATCGTATCGTTGCTGTTATCAACAATGTGACATACGAAATTGCCCCTAACGCAACCACTATGCCTACTGCCTTGTACACCAATCCTAATACTAACTGGATTGCTACAAGTATTTCAGCATCGGGTCCTGCTATCTATGTGTCTGGTAACTCTGGCATTTACTCAACAATTCAGAAGTTTACTCTCAACAGCAGCGGTGCTATGCCTACCCTTACACAGGCAGCAGTAGCAGCAGAACTACCACCAGGAGAAATCTGCTACAGGATTTACTACTACCTTGGTTACATGATGCTCGGTACTAGCAAAGGCGCTCGCGTTGCTGCTATCAATGATCAAGACGGTTCTATCAGCTACGGCCCACTAATCTTTGAATCAAGCCAACCTGTCTATGACTTCTGTGCTCGTGACAGATTCGTATGGTGTGCCTCTGGTATTGGAAGCCTTGATGCTGGTCTTATCCGCATCGATCTTGGTCAAATTATCGAAGGTGAAAGCCTACGCTTTGCCTACGCTAACGATCTTCAGTACACCCAGACCACAACACATGCGACAACTGCCTGTGCTTTCTTTGGCTCAAGCAACAGACTTGGCTTTGTTACTGCCTACAATACAACCAATGGTCACGTATATCGTGAGAATACGTCTCAACTACGCTCTACTGGATACCTACAAACAGGTGCTATTCGGTATGGAACTCTTGAACCTAAGAACTATAAGTTCGTTCGTGGACGTGGCGATGTAACTAATGGTTCTATTGATCTTCAGACTGTAGATTCGTCTGGAAACCTCTTTACGGTCATCACCTACAACGCCTCTGTAGGCACTCCTGAGGCTGCTACAGGCAGCCCTGTAGGGCCACAAGAGTTTATCTCTTACAAGTTTACGCTCTCACGTAGCGCAAGCAGTACCAGTTTGGGTCCTATATTTAAGGGCTACCAATCTAAAGCTCTTCCAGCAACTAAGCGCCAACGCTTGATTCAATTCCCTGTGTGGTGCTACGACGTGGAAACCGATCGTTACAATGTGCTGACTGGATACGAAGGCCGTGCGTGGGAGCGTATTCAACTACTAGAAGATATCGAAGCAGCTGGCGACATCATCAATGTCCAGGACTTCACCACAGGAGAGCGAGTACAAGCCTTGATTGAACGAATCAACTTCACCCGTGTAACCCCTCCTTCAAAGCGTTTTGACGGTTTTGGAGGGTTGCTATCCATCACAGTTAGAACGGTCTTATAGTGAGCGCCGTGGATTGGGCTGCGTTAGTTGTAGCCATAATCTCTATTTCAGCATCCTTTGCAGGAATCATTCGCTGGCTTGTTAAGCATTACTTAGCAGAACTTAAGCCTAATGGTGGCGGAAGCATCAAAGACAAAGTAAACACTTTAGAAGAGAAAGTCGACTTCCTGACTGATCTAGTCAAGGAGGTCTTGAAGAAATGAGGGACAATGAAACCGAAAGTAGCCAAAGCAGCGAGCGCTGCTGCCGTCGCCCTTTTGCGACAGGCGACTGCTCTTGCTCCACGACGGATGAAAGCGGCGGATGGGCTACTCCCAAGTGCTGCTCACCTCAAGGCTAGCCCTAACTCAGACCACAATACCGGACTAGCGGTAGACCTAACTCATGACCCTAAAAATGGGATTGACTGTAAAGTACTTTTTGAGAAATTTAAGGAAGATCCTCGGGTTAAGTACCTCATCTTCCAAGGCAAGATTTGGTCGAAGGATAAGGCTAAGTCTGGTAATCGTCCTTATACTGGCAGTAACCCTCACAATAAGCATCTTCATGTTTCTATCAACGCTAATATGGGTGATGACTCTAGCCCTTGGTTCTGGTGGATGAACCAGCCTAAGCTGGCTAATCAGATCCGAGCCGCTATTCAAGTTGCACCTAAGAAGAAATTGGTAGAATCAACTGCTGGACAAATCTGTACCTGTTGCCCAGTCCATAAGTCGAAAGGAAAGTAATGGAAACTCTAAAGCAAGTATCGCTGACTTGGTTCCGCGCTGCAGCCTCTGCTGCTATCGCTTTGTACCTCGCTGGCGAGACAGACTTTAAGACCCTCGGAATGGCTGCCCTCGCAGGATTCCTCGGCCCAGTCCTTAAGTGGCTAGATCCTTCAGCCACAGAGTTTGGACGAGGCGCTAACTAGCCCCTTAAACGGCTTCTAAGGGCTATTACAGCCACTTTGACCCCCTCTCTAGAGTAACCCTCTAGGAAGGGGGTCTTTTTTGCATTTGCGGACTGGACAACCTGTGCTATCTTTCGCCTGCGGGAAACCGTGGGGCAGAAACTTCAGATGAAGGGGCGACGGCATAAGCCTGAACCAAGCCCCCCTGACTCACCATAATTTTTTATGGGGGGAGGGGGGGCATTTCTTAGAATCTGGGGCTCGGGCATATTTGGAAGGAGGCACGAAGTGCCGACGTATGATTATGAATGTCGCTCTTGCGGTGACAATCAAGAGATTAACCTACCGATCGATTACAAAGAGGAGATCCGATGCGGTCACTGTGGGAACGTTTTATTCAAAGTCTTTTCGGCCAATCCGATTCACTTCAAGGGGACGGGCTGGGCTGGGAAGAGCTAGACGAATGCGATTACTGTGATTCAACTTGCGAAGAATGTCATTACTGTGATTCAACTTGCGAAGACTGTCCTTACTGGGATAGTCTCTGGGAATGAGCAAATTACCTAAACATATTTCCTATTCCTCCTTCAATACTTGGCAGGAATGTGGATGGAAGTACTACCTTACAAAAGTAGAACAAGTACCTGAGAAGCATGCAGTATGGTTCACAGGTGGTTCTGCTGTACACAAAGCAACTGAATTATGGGATAAACAAACACCTGGCGATATTCCAAACCTTGACATACTATGGAACAACGTGTGGTTTAATCAGGTCAAAGAAGATGAAGCGCTTCATGGTGACATGAATACTTGGGAGTACCGCAGTAGAGAAGATATCTCTTGGTGGTATGGCGAAGGTAGATGGATGCTGGAGCGTTGGACAGACTTTATGTACCCTGACAAGGGCTGGTCTGTATACGAAGATTTTATCGAGAAACAGTACGAGATACCTGTTGGCGATACCTTGGTCAAGTTAGCCATCGATCGCGTACTGACTGATTTCGACGGGAATCGTGTGCTCGTCGATATCAAAACTGGTGCGT